TTGAGAATATGACCCTATGGCTCACCCAAGTTGCTGCTGATGACCCGAAGGGCGCACTTGACCTGTTGAACAAGATGGCAGAGTACACAACTCCCAAACTCGCAAGGGTGGAGAACTCACACGAGGTATCGGATGAGCTAACGAAAATCAAAGTAGAGATTGTCCGAGCTAAACATCAAGAGTAGCGAACTCTTTGAAAAGAACTACTCTGCCCCAACTCGGATAGTAGTCAATCAAGGCGGTAGCCGAAGCGGTAAGACCTACTCGCTTTTGCAGATGCTCATCGTGATGGCGATGGAGGATAGAGGCAAGGTGTACTCAATCGTGCGCAAGTCTCTGCCCTCTCTGAAGATGACGGCCTATCGTGACTTCTTTGAGATTCTAAATGCCAACGGCCTCTATGATGAGGCACGGCATAACAAGAGCGACTACACCTACGAGTTGAATGGCAACCTCTTTGAGTTCATAAGCCTTGACCAACCGCAGAAGAAACGGGGAGCAAGACGTGATTACCTATTCTGCAACGAGGCAAATGAACTTACTTGGGAGGATTTCTTTCAGCTCTTGATTCGTACCACAGGCAAGATATGGGTTGACTACAACCCCTCAGATGCGTTCCATTGGATATACGATAAGCTACTGACAAGGGATGACGTCACCTACATCCAATCCACATACCTTGATAACCCGTTCTTGGATGCCTCAATCGTTGAGGAGATAGAGAGGCTGCAACATACGGACAATGACTATTGGAGAATCTACGGATTAGGAGAACGTGGTATGAGCAGAGCCACCATCTTCCAATACGGGCAGGCAGAGATACCAACGGATGCCACGCTCTTATGTCACGGGATGGACTTTGGGTATACCAATGACCCTACCGCACTTGTGGCAGTTTACAAGTCGGGGGACAATCTGTATGTGGATGAGTTGATTTACCGCACGGGTATGACCAACCCCGACATCAGCAACGTATTGAAGTCCCTAAACCTTGACAGACGCACGGAGGTATATGCTGACTCTGCGGAGCCTAAAAGTATTGAGGAGCTGCATCGTATGGGATGGAACGTGAAACCCACGCAGAAGGGCGCAGATAGCGTTATAGTGGGTATTGACGTGCTGAAGCGTCACAAGCTATTTGTAACCCCACGAAGCAGCAACCTAATTAAAGAATTGCAAAACTACAAATGGGTAGAAGACAAGAACGGCAACCTGCTCAATAAGCCCATAGACGCATTCAACCACGCAATCGATGCGCTCAGATATGCAACGTATAACAAACTCAGCCGCCCTAACTTTGGCAGGTATGCCATACGCTAAAAATAAAAGGTTATTTTAATAATGGAACTAAAGGTAACTGTACCAACCTCCCTGTCGGAGATCACCCTTGACCAATACCAACACTTTGCGAGGTTGGAGGGCGATGATGAGTTCTTGACCCATAAGATGATTGAGATCTTCTGCGGGGTTCCCCTTGCGTCGCTTCCGAACGTACGCATCAAAGACGTGAGCCACATCAGCAATCACATTACTGCGATGATCAACGAAAAGCCCAAGCTTACGCCAACCTTCACGATGGGTGGCAAGAGGTACGGGTTTATCCCTGAGCTTGACAATATCACATACGGGGAGTTCGTTGACCTTGACGGCTACCTTCAAGACGTGCAAGACCTTCACAAGGCGATGGCAGTATTGTACCGCCCCATCACAAACGAGGTCGGCAATCGGTATTTGATAGAGCCGTATGAGGGATCGAGTAAATACTCGGAGCAGATGAAGCAAGCCCCGATGGATGTGACGATGGGAGCCACGCTTTTTTTTTGGCGTTTAGGGAACGAATTGTTACAGGCTATGCTAACCTCTTTGGAGAATCAGAGTCAGAAAACGAATACTCAAGACAATCCCAATTCGCCAAACAATGGGGTTGGTATGCAACAATCTATCAGCTTGCTAAAGGAGATATTAGGGAGTTTGGAGCAATTACAAGACTTCAGCTCCACGAGTGCTTACACTTCCTCACGTTCGAAAAGCAAAAGCAGGAAGTTGAAAACGACCTAATAAAAAAGTCAATAAAATGAGGCAATTCTACGACATCACCACCAAGCTGAAAGATACTCTTGAGGCGAATAGCCAAGTCAACGTGGTAACGACAGGCGATATATTCGACATCGACCTAAACAAGCAGACCATCTTCCCCCTGTCGCACATCATTGTGAACCAAGCAACATTCGAAGGACAGATAGTCCGAATGAACGTGAGCATCGTTTGTATGGACTTGGTAGATGAAACCAAAGAGAACCCTCGCTTGCAGGCAGAGCCGTTCTATGGCGTGAGCAACGAGCAGAATATCTTGAACACGCAGCTCGCAGTAATCAACGATGTCATCACAGAACTGCGCAGGGGTACTTTGTACACCGACCTTTACCAGTTGGATGGCACCGCATCTTGCGTTCCCTTCAGCGAGAGGTTCGAGAACCTGCTTGCAGGATGGACTGCTACCTTTGATGTACTGCTTGCAAACACCGAGATAAGCGTCTGCTAAAATGGCACGGAAGGACTTGATAGAAGCGGTGCTTGCGAAGTTTGCGGGATATGTTATTCAGCAGGCGAGAACCAACCTTACCAAAGGTCGGCGCAATTCGAGCAGGAATCTATACAACTCTTTAAGCTACGATTTGCAAACGGGGCCAAGTTCGTTCTCCTTGACGTTCTCTATGGATGACTATGGTGAGTACCAAGACAAGGGAGTAAAGGGCGCAAAAAGCACCTATACAAGCGCACAGGGGTCTCCTTACAAATACACCAATAAGATGCCTCCTGCAAAGGCGTTCAGCCAATGGGCTATTAAGAAGGGATTGGATGGAGTTCGAAATAAGAAAGGTCAGTTTGTAAAGAGGCAGAGCCTTCAGTTCGCATTAGCCCGTAGCATCTACAATAAGGGCATCCCCGCCACCAAGTTCTTTAGCACACCCTTTGGCTTGGCGTTTAAGAAGCTACCTGCCGAATTAGTAGAGGCGTTCCAATTAACCGAAGAAGACTTCAAATCATTTACCACAAAATGAGTACACCAGTATCAGCACTACCTGCCAGCTTAGCGCAAGCTCGTAGCCCTTTATTTGTAACGATAAAAAACAACGCGCTACCAAACGATGCACTCTACTCTATGGATTTAGCCCTTGCTATCTATACAGGGGCGCAGACGCCAGTAGCAGGTCAAACAACATACAACCTGTCAAAGTCCTACTCTGTAAATCAAGTGATAAACTTTGAGGTTTCTGATTTGGTGCGGGAGCGCTTCTTGCACCCATTTGGCAAAACATTTATCACCGCACCAAGCACGTCGGAAACGGGCGAGGGGTTGTGGGTGCGCCGATCTGCTGACTATGAATATAGTAACAATGGCGCTGTGCCAGAGAGTGGCTCAACGGGAAATAACTACTTCTTTGTTTTGGATGGCTATAAGTCATTAGGGGAGCAGCAGAATACGGGAGTAACGCAGCCCAACCTGTTCACCAACCGCCCAATGCAGGTGCTTGCAGGTAACTACCAATCGCTGCCTGTATCATACAACACCACAAGTGGAGTCAACGGATTCAGTATTGAAATCAATGGATCAGAATACTGGTTCTCTTTGAATGATGAGCTGGGCTATGCCAACACCACGCTTGTCTCTACGCAGCGTGTTATATACATTCCCTCTGGAGTTGCTAACGTAGCAGCATTTTTAGGAATCACACCAACAGACAACTACACCATCAACCTTCTTGTCAATAGCGAAGGAATCGCCTACAACGATAGGGTGAAGACTGATGGAGGGGTAGTAGAGGGACTTGATTGCCTATGCGAAGCACTTGAGGCATTAGGTGAGGTAGATGACAAGACCGCAGTAGACTTTGAAGTTATATGCGAGCCGAAGTACGACCCATACCTTGTGCAGTTCGTGAACAAGTTCGGGATGAGCGACTACATTACCTTCTTCAAAAAGTCAACAGAACGAGGGGATTTTACCCAAGACCAATACCAAAAGAGCATCTATGCGGATGGCTTTACCGATGTGAACTATACCAACGGCAAATATCAGTCCTTCAATATCAACTCACGCAACACCATAACTCTAAACACGGGCTTTGTAGATGAGTCGTACGGTGAGATAGTAGAGGAGATTCTAATGAGCGAGAAAGTGGCAGTCTACGAAGACGGCCAATGGGTAGCGATCGTTCCTAATCGTGGAAGCGTGGACTACCTAAAGTCAATTAACGATAAGAACATAAACTACACGATGGCCTTCACTTACGCCTTTGACCAGCGGATGCTTGTACGATGAACAAGGTTGATATTTACGTTAACGATGTGCGCTTGGATATATTCCAAGATGAGGAGATTAGCATCAACCTATCTGTGCAGAACGTACAGGACATCTCAAAGGTGTTTACGGACTTCACGCAAGCCTTTACTGTTCCTGCGAGTGCAACGAACAACGGGGTCTTTAGTTACTACTACCGAAACGATGTGGTAGGTGGTTTTGATGGCAGGTTAAGAGCATCAGCAAGAATCGAAATAAACTCGCTACCATTCCGCACGGGGGTCGTAGAACTGGAGAACGTGCAGCTCAAAGGCACGGATCCGTATGCCTACACACTGACGTTCTATGGCGATGTCGTAACACTTACTGACTTGTTTGGCGAGGACTACTTATACGACCTTGACTTCAGCGACTACGACCACAGGTATGATGATGACGATATCTATGATAGGCTAACGACATCCACATACGCTCCGTTGTTTTACCCTTTGATGAGTCCTGTAAAGAATTGGTTTTATCAAAGCGACTCAGGCGGAGGCGCTAATAATGAAGATAACATTGCTTATAAATTAACAGGTGGTGAAGGTCAAGGTTTTAGAGGCATCCATTACTATGAGTTTAAGCCTGCGCTAAAGGTTACGGCTATCCTTGATGCGATGGAAGCAAAATACGGCATCAGCTTTACAGGAGCTTTCTTATCTGCCTTACCGTTTTCGGACTTGTCGTTATGGCTGCACCGCAAGGAAGGCTATATGTATCAAGACCAACCGAACGCAGTAACGTATCAAAAAATAAACTTCCAAACGAGAACGGGTACCTACTTCGACCTTGCTAATGATACTTTTGACACAACATCTCTTGGTGTGTACTCCTTTACCTTTTTTGTCAATACTTTAAGTGTAGAGGCGAATGTTGGTTTATTCGTAAATGGAGCGTATCGTTCATCAGTCGTAGTGCCAACAAGCGCCATAGGAACTACGATTACTTCTCAATTTTTCCTCGTAGCGGCGGGTGATAGGATTTCATTAAGGATTAAACCAACTCAAAACTCAACACCTCTCACCTATCAATTTACCTCGTGGGCAATGGAGTTGTTCCCTTCTACTTCACTTGGGTCTGCATCAATGTCAGCAACCGACAGCATTACGGCAACAGTACGAGTGTCGGAATTGATGCCCGAAATAAAAGTAAAGGACTTCTTGGCGGGTATTATGAAGATGTACAATATGGTAATTGTTCCTACCGCTGCTAATACATTCCTGCTTCAGCCGTTGGATGATTGGTACGCAGCAGGAACCGACAAAGACTTCCAAGAGTATTTAGATATAACACAATATGTGGTGAACAGACCACCGCTATACAGGGAGATAGAATTTAAGTACCAACCGACAGAGCAGATACTCGGATTCCAATACCAACAAACAAACAATGTAGGATTTGGGGATTTGAACACAAACTTTGACTTTGATGGCGATGAGCTGCTTATTGACGTGCCGTTTGAATGTCCGCTATATGAAAGACTTACCGACCTGCATACAGATGCCCTTACCAATGTAATCGTTTACAAAAGCATCACAAGCGAGACAAATGAGGCGGGTATATTCAACCCATACTTAGGCGCGCCTATTGTATTTTACGCTACGTATAGAATAAAAATAGATTCAAACCCTGTCGGGTATGTAAACGTAGATGGTACTCACAGAAGGGTTGACGATGTTTGGTATGCCAATACCTCCAATCGCTACGATAGCATCGGCGCTGCGTATTCTATTTGCTTTGGAGGGGACATAGACCCGTTCCACCTGCAATCGGTAAACCGAAGCCTTTACTACACCGAGTGGAGCGACTACATTACCGACCTGTACTCCAAGCAGCGAAGGGTGTACAACGTGGAGGCGGTGTTGCCTATCGGCAAGATTATCGCGTTGAACCTTCAAAATGCAATCGTTTGGAACAACACCAAGTATGTGATAAATAACGTGAGCCTGAATATGACCACAGGCAAAGCAACATTTGAACTCCTCAACGTAGTATGAAGGCAAGCTATTTAAGTTATTTAATTGAAATACTAAACTCGGAGGAGTGGTTTGGCGAGGGTGAGTGCATTGAAATCGCCAAAGGCAAGAACAAACTACCCGAAGGATGGAAAGAATATATTAAGCTACAATGGCGGCAGTTGAAATAATTGAGATTAAAGGGGATGCAAGTCAGGCAATCGCTGCGCTTAAGGCCGTAGGGATAGAGGCTGACAAGACCCAGACCAAAGCCAAAGAGAGTAATGAGGCCATTAGCAATGGTTTATCTGCATTAGACAAGCAGACGGGTGGCGCGGTCTCCGCGTTCAAAGGATTGCAGGGTGGTATCACAAGCACCATTCGAGCCTTCGGTACGCTTAAGGGTGCAATCATCGCAACGGGCTTGGGTGCCCTGCTTGTGGCAGTAACATCGCTCGTTGCGTATTTCAAAGAAACCGAACGTGGTGGCGATGCCCTTGCTGAGGTTATGGGTGGTCTTGGCGCAGCCGTAAAGGTTGTGATTGACCGAGTAATTGGATTAGGCGAGGCTTTATTTAAGTTCTTTGAAGGAGACTTCAAGGGTGCCATTGATGGCGTTACGGGTGCCTTTAAGGGGTTAGGTGATGAGATTGCAAGAGAGACCAAGATCGGTAGAGAGCTTGCCAAGCAGCTCAACGATGTAGAGGATGCCGAACGTGCGCTTATCGCACAACGTGCTATTGCCAACAGGCAGATTGCAGAGGCCCGCCTCATCGCTGATGACGTTACCAAAAGCACCGAAGCTCGCACAGCCGCTATCCAAAAAGCGGGTGCTATCGAGGAGCGTGTAGCCCGTCAAGAATTAGCCGTTCAACGGCAGCGTTTGAACGTATTGCTAGAGCAAGCTAAGATGGGTGAGGTCACCGAAGATGGTTTAGTTCGTATTGAGGAGGCTCGTGCGAGAATATCGGAGCTTGAGCAGGCAAACATTATGCGTCGCAAGAGGCTTCAGACCGAAACCATTTCATTGATCAACGAAGAAATTGCTAAAATCAAAGAACTTGAGAAAGCAACAACCGATGCGTCAAAAGCAAGATTTGATAATAGCGAAAAGAAGTTCAAGGACTTTGTAGATAAATCCGTAGATGCAAGCAAGCAGGGTGGCGCAGAGATAGCGAGGGTAGGTCAGTTCTTTACTGAATCAATCGCCGACGGAGCAACAAGCGCAGCAGCCGATTTGGGTGACTACATTAACTTCACCATTGCAAACCTTGACGCGGTAAGTGGAGCCATCAGCGGGTTTGCTGCACTTGCGGGCGAGAACACTAAAATTAGCAAGGCCCTTGCAATGACTCAGATTGTGATTGACACATATATGGGTGCCACCAAAGCATTGGGTGCATACCCTCCGCCCTTTGGTGCTATCGCTGCCGCAGGCGTAATTGCAGGTGGTATTGCAAACTTGAGGAAGGTAAGCTCTACGCAGATCCCTACTACGGCCAACGCTTCCGCGCCTACAACCATAACCGCGCCGACTGCCCCATCACAACCACCGCAGTTTAACATCGTAGGGCAGGGTGGCGTGAACCAACTTGCACAAAGCATAGGTGGTCAGTTCAACCAACCCGTTCGTGCTTACGTAGTAGGGCAGGATGTAACGACCTCACAACAACTACAACGCCAAAGAGTAAGAACCGCAACATTCGGATGATGAAACTAATTGAACTTATACTTGATGAAACGATGCTCCTTACGGGCATCGACGCAATATCCCTTGTAGAATACCCTGCTATTGAGGAGGACTTCATTGCGCTGAACTCACAGCGTGTGGAGTTTGCCACGCAGAGCGATGAGAAGCGCATCCTTATGGGAGCAGCACTCGTACCCAACAAGCCCATCTACCGAGCAGAAGGCCAAGAGGAGTTCTACGTTTACTTCAGCGAAGCGACCATCCGCAAAGCAAGCGAGATGTTCTTTCAGAAGTCCAAGCAGAACAACGCTACGCTTGAACACGAGGTAGGCATCAACGGCCTCACGGTTGTAGAGTCTTGGATTATCGAAGATGAGATACACGACAAGAGCAAGAAGTACGGCTTTGATTTGCCCGTAGGCACTTGGATGGTATCTATGAAAGTCAACAACCCAGAGATTTGGACAAACTTTGTCAAGACGGGCAAGGTCAAAGGATTCTCTATTGAGGGGTACTTCGTTGACAAGCTAAACCTTGCCAAGCAAGAGATGGCAGAGATAGAAGAACAAGAGGCAGCCTTGATGCTATCGCAGATTGTCGCTATCATAAAAAGGGATGGCCGTAAGAAGTCAGGAACCCGAACCGAGATGGCCTCGTATTCTGACTACCCCGATGCAGTAAAGAACAACGCCAAGCGTGGCATTGAACTTAACGAAAAGAACGGCAACAAGTGCGCTACGGCAATCGGTAAGGTAAGAGCGCAGCAGCTCGCACAGGGCAAGCCTGTAAGCGTGGAGACTATTACACGGATGTACTCGTACCTATCAAGAGCCGAAGAATACTACGATGAAAGCAATAGCGAAGCCTGCGGAACAATATCGTTCCTACTATGGGGCGGACTTGCAGGTAAGAGGTGGGCAGAGTCCAAACTAAAGGAACTTGGTAAACTCGAACTCGCAGTAGGAGTACCTCACTACACGGCAGACGGCAAACTATACACAGGCCCCACGCATAAAGATGCTGATGGCAGACTTATGACAGGCGCAGAGCATACGGAAGAAAGCGAATACCTATACCACAAAGAAGAACTAAAGAATGAATAGACCACAAAAACTCCCAGTTGCCTCACCACGAGGTGGAAGACGTGGGTGCTTATGCCCCGACAATACCTACAAGTCTAATTGCTGCGATGGATCTATCCAAGCACAAGGAGTAGGCTCACTTGTTGGGCAAGGCACCGTAGTTATCAATCCATAAAAATGTTACAAATAACCAAAACCCTTTTAATTAGTTAGTATGAAAGCAAATTCCATTCTGAACAGAATCCTTGCCGAACTTGCCTCCGTAAGGAATGTAAGCTTAGCAACAATGAACCTTGAGAACGGTGCCGTTCTTGAGGCTGAAGCCTTTGAAGCAGGCAATGAAGTATTCGTCGTAAGCGGCGAAGATCGCGTTGCTGCTCCTGTTGGCGAACACCTTTTAGAAGATGGCCGTATTTTGGTCATCACCGAAGAAGGCGTAATCGCTGAAATTAAAGAAGCCCCTGCCGCTGCTGAAGTAGCAGTAGAGGTTGAAGTACCTACTGAACTTGCCGATATGGAAGTCGTAGAGGAAGCTCCTGCCGTAGTTGCAATCATCGAGAAAGTCCTCGAGGAGATTGCAATGATGCGCGAGGAGATGAAAGGAATGCGTGAGGAGATGGGCAGTTATGCCAAGAAGGAGGAGATGAAAGCTATGAAAGCTGAACTATCTGCCGCCCCTGCTGCGAAAGCCATCAAGCACAACCCCGAAACAAAGCAAGTCCAAAAGATGAGTTCAAACCGCCCCGAAAAGACGATTGACCGAGTCCTTGCACGAATGAATAAATAATAAATAAAAAATGGCTACAACTACTTCAATCACCACTTCGTACGCTGGTCAATTCGCCAGCAAGTACATCTCTGCTGCTCTTTTGAGTGCAGACACGCTTGACAAAGGTCTTATCGAGATCCTTCCAAACGTAAACTACCGCACCACCCTTCAGAAGGTTAACACAAACGACATCGTAAAAGATGCCACTTGTGATTTCGATGCAACTTCTACCTTGACTTTGACCGACCGCATCCTTGAGGTTGAGCCATTTCAAGTGAACTTGCAGCTTTGCAAGAAGGACTACTACGATTCTTGGATCGGTGGTCAAATGGGTTTCTCTGCTTACGATAGCATCCCCGCTTCTTTCGCTGATTTCTTGATTGCACACGTTGCTTCAAAGACTGCCCAAAAGATTGAGCAGAACATTTGGAACGGAACTGCTGCAAGTGCAGGAGAATTTAGCGGATTCCTTTCATTGATGACTGCTGACTCAGACGTTATTGACGTAACCGCTACCACCGTGACTGCTGCAAACGTAATCGCAGAGCTTGGTAAAGTTGTAGACGCTATCCCTTCTGCCCTTTACGGCAAGGAGGACTTGACTATCTACGTTCCACAAAACGTAGCAAAGGCTTATGTCCGCGCTCTTGGTGGATTCGGAACTTCAGGTCTTGGAGCAAATGGTGTTGACAATAAAGGTACTACTTGGTACGGCAACGGAGATTTGTTCTTCGATGGTATCCGTGTTGCTATGGCCAACGGTCTTCCTTCTAACAAGATGGTTGCTGCTCAGTCTTCAAACCTATTCTTCGGAACAGGTCTTCTGAACGAGCGTAACGAAGTTCGCGTTCTTGATATGGCTGACCTTGACGGATCAGACAATATCCGCGTGATCCTCAGGTTTTTCGCAGGGGTCAATTACGGGATCGGTTCGGACGTCGTTCTGTACAGTTAATCCGAGTTAACGTAAATCATAGGGGGGCTTGGGCTATGTCCTCGCCCCCTTTTTTAATCTAATAAAACAAAGAAAAAATGTCGTGTGATTTAACTAAAGGTAGAGAAATTCCCTGTAAAGACGTAACAGGTGGGCTTTACAAAATTACGTTCATCAATTATGGTGATATGGGTAACATCGCTTTTACAGATGATGAAATTACTGACATTAGCGGAACTTTTACCGCTTATGTTTACGAAGTAAAAGGCAATAGCTCATTTGAGCAAGCATTCAATTCAAGCCGCGAGAATGGTACTACATTCTTCACGCAGACTTTGAATGTCACTTTGCCAAAACTTACTAAAGAAGATAATAAGCAGTTAAAGTTGATGGCCTATGGCCGCCCTCAAGTGGTGATTCAAGACAACAACGGAAACGCATTTATGATGGGTCTGAACTACGGAGCTGAAGTAACTGGCGGAACGATTGTAACTGGTGCTGCAATGGGTGACCTTTCTGGCTATACCTTGACTTTAGAGGCACAGGAGCAACTTCCCGCTAACTTCATTGAGGGAGCTACAAAAGCCAATCCATTTGCAGGTTGTACCGCGACTGTAGTGCTTGACTTTAATTAAATAAATGAGGCGGCATAAGCGCTTTGTATTTACAGGTAAAAGGAGAAAGGGGCGCAAGCCCCTTTTCTATTTTCAAACAAATCGGAATTAAAAGGTTATTTACTTAAGATGCATATCCTTCAAGTATCAGCTTCACCTCAAACCATTACGGTAATCCCTCGTGAGTTCGTTTACTCATCAGAGGATTTGGACTTGTACTTCGAGCGTGTGTTGTTTGATGGTGGCACTTTAGAGGCCACAGGATGCGTTCAGAGCGCAGTTAACGACATTGATGGTGTTACGCTATATTTGATTGATGAAAGCACCAACACAGAGCAAGAAATCAATCCCACGATAACAGAGGCCAATGGCTTTATGGATCTCACGGCAGTCTATACATTAGTCAACAACCGATTCTACGGCCTTAAATTAATATACGATGGTGACCTTATCTACCGAGATAGGGTATTCGTAACTTCGCAAACAGATTTCGACAAATTTACCGTGAACCAAAACGTCTACACGGAAGAAACAAGCTACAATAATGAGTACATCATCATCTAAAGTCCACGTTGTGAACTTCAGTTCCTACACCACACCTGTTGTAAAAGAGGTGCAGGGCAAAGACTACGTTGAATACGGAGATAACAACGACTACTTCGGCTATCTGATTGACAGATACAACGGCTCACCAACCAACAACGCCATCTTAAACTCTTTGATGGATATGACATTTGGTAAGGGCTTAGACGCAACGGACTCTGCCAAGAAGCCGAGCGAGTACGCAGCGATGCGTGGCCTGTTCACGAAAGCCTGCTTGCAGAAGGTCGTAGCGGATTATGTTATGATGGGGCAATGCTCTTTTCAAGTGGTGTACTCACAAGACCACAATATGATCGTAGAGGTTCAGCACATCCCCGTAGAGACATTGAGAGCCGCAAGGTGCAACGAAGACGGTGAGGTTGAGGCTTACTACTACGCAAAGGATTGGAATGCCGTAAGCAGCAGAAAAGAGACTGCGGTTCGCATCCCTGCATTTGGCACAAGCCGTGAGGGATTGGAAATCCTTTACATCAAGCCATACCGAGCAGGATTCTACTATTACTCCCCAGTAGACTATCAAGGTGGCCTTCCTTACGCAGAACTTGAGGAGGAGATTGCCAACTACCACATCAACAACATTCAGAACGGTCTTGCACCTTCTATGCTTATCAACTTCAACAACGGCGTGCCGAGTGAAGAAGAACGCAGGAGCATAGAGCAGCAGATTGCAACGAAGTTTAGCGGTAGTTCAAACTCTGGCAAGTTCATCCTTGCGTTCAACGACAATAAAGAACTCGCTGCAACGGTTGACCCAGTGCAACTTTCAGATGCCGCTAATCAGTATCAGTTCTTGAGTTCAGAGGCAACGCAGAAGATATTGGTTTCGCATCGTATCGTAAGCCCTATGCTTTTGGGTATTAAAGACAATACAGGATTCGGCAATAACGCAGATGAACTGAAGACCGCTTCCACACTTTTGGATAACCTTGTAATCCGCCCGAAGCAGGAGATTATCATTGACGGCATAGACCAAATCTTGGCCTACAACGACATCAGCCTAAACTTATACTTCAAGACCCTTCAGCCTTTAGAGTTTACCAATGACGTGGTGACTCCTATGGATATGGAGACCCGCGAGGAGCAGACGGGGGTTAAGCTATCAAGCCAAGCCCCAGAATTCTCCCAAGATGATGAGCATAAGTGGATAGATGCTCTGCGGGGAAAGGGTGAGGTCGTTGATTTAGAAGAATGGGAACTCATCAGCGATGAGATAGTCAACGACCCAGATAACGAGGACACCCACCTCGCTACCCAGTACAACTTTGCCGTAGAGGATTTCAGTAACCCCGAAGAAAAGAGCAGCTTTGATAGCGGGCTTTACAAAATACGCTACGCATACACCCGTAACATCAGCAGCAACTCCCGCGAGTTCTGCCGTGAGATGGTAGGAGCAGCAAACGGAGGAACAGTATTTCGCAAAGAAGACATCGATATGATGAGCTTTAGCGGTGTTAATGGTCAGTTCGCTCCCGAAGGCCAGAGCGTGTACTCTATCTGGAAGTGGAAGGGTGGGGCGTTCTGCCACCACGCTTGGAGGCGTTTGGTTTACTTCCGCAAGAGGCAGGGTGGTAAGTTCCTACCCAACGAAGGTCTAGACAACGACAAGCTAGTATCAACGGAAGCTGCAATTAAAGAAGGCGTGCCAACCAGCAAGCTCGTTCCTAACGGATGGGATGCTGCTCAAACACGACCTATTGACACATCATCAAGAGGATCATTAAAATACAGATAAGAAATGGCAACTGCACTTTGGATTAAACGAGAGGACTTGGTTCGCAACACCGCTATTGGCGGTAATGTGGACACGGACAAATTTATCCAGTTCATTAAGATAGCACAGGAGATTCACATCCAAAACTACACAGGCACGAAGCTTTACGATAAGATCAGTAATGATATTATTGCCAATACTCTTGCCAACCCTTACTTGGCTTTGGTAAACGACTACCTTCAGCCTATGGTAATCCATTGGGCAATGGTGGAGTATCTACCTTTTGCTGCTTATACAGTTGGCAACGGTGGGGTGTTCAAGCACAACTCGGAGAATAGCACTACCGCTGATAAGTTGGAAGTAGACTACCTTGTAGGCAAGGCTCGTGATTTAGCGCAGTACTACACCGACAGGTTTATCACTTATATGTCTTACAACCAAGCCTCATTCCCTCAATATAATTCCAACAACAATGCAGATGTCTACCCCGACACCGATGCGAACTTCGCGAGCTGGGTTCTCTAAAAAGACCTACGAACCAAAGAAGAGCAATGTCATCAAGTTAAAGAGTTATTTAAAAGACAATGGCAAATAGTATTTCTTGGGGCATCATTTACTGCTCTACTTGGTTTGGCCAAGTGGATGAGACTACTTTGTCTATCCAGAATCAGTCAGCCCCTCCTTGCTTCGCTCCTGCTAATGAGTTTGTAGCGCAGTTTGAGACTCGTGTGCTGAACGATGGAGGCACGTTTGAGGGCTTTGATTGCTTGACTGCTGCGTTGCAGGACTTGGGTGAGGACACCTACTATGATATTTTTGACACCTACATCCAACGTATGACAGACGATGGAGCAACACTTGAGGGCGAAGAATGCCTAATTGACCAACTATTTATTTTGAATTGATATGAGTTTTTTTGATGACGCAAGTCTGGTAATGATCCCTTCGGGGTACAAGAACCAAAAGGTTTACTCGGTTAAACCAACCGATGGTACTGGTGACCTAACCTTCAGCCGTGCTTCTGGAGCTACCCGTGTGCAAAGTGACGGCCTAATTGAAAAGGTGCGTGAAAACTTGATTTTGCAAAGCCAAGATTTTACTACTTCTTGGAGCGCAGCCAGCGCAACCGTTACGGCTAACACTACCGCTAACCCGTTAAATGGAGCTATAAACGCTGACACAATTACGCTTACTGGAGCAACTACGCAGAAGTTTGTAAATCAAGCCTTTGTATTTAGTGGCACCTACACGACAAGCGTATACTTAAAAGCTGGTACGCATCAGTTTGTGCAACTTATGTTGGGTACTGACCCAACGCCATTTGCTAATTTTGATTTAGTAAACGGAACTGCAAGTGCAACTGGCAGCACCGCAACTATTGTTGCTGCAGGCGGTGGTTGGTATAGATGTTCAATGTCATTTACATCAGTGCTTGGCACAACAGTATTTATTACTGCTGCGGATTCTTTGGCAACC